CGATCCCTCACCTTCATTGAGCGTAACGCCGCCGGCAGAATCATCAACTTGTGGCCGCTGAACCCGGAGGTTGTAAAGATCGAAATGCGCGGCGGGCGCAAGGTCTATCGATACAAAGAGCGGGGCCGGAACGAGATTGTCTATGCGGCCAACGAGATCATTGATATTCCATTCAGCCTGCACTCAGACATGATCACTTGCCGCAGCCCAATACTGAGCAACGCTGACACCATCGGCTTGGGGCTGGCGGCCACACGGTACGGCTCAAAGCTTTTTCAGAACGGCGGCGTGCCTCCGTTCATGATCACCGGCAACTTTGAGTCAGGCGCCGCGCTCAAAAGATCGTCAGACGATTTGCAGGCCGCCATCCGCACGGCAACCAAAGAAAACCGACTCGCTATCTCGCTTCCAGCCAATCACGAAATCAAGAGCATCGGTATTGATCCCGAGAAGTCCCAGCTGGTCGAGCTGAAACGCTTCCTGATTGAAGAATACGCCCGCATCTATTCGCTGCCGCCAACGTTCCTGCAGGACTTGAGCAACGGCACATTCAGCAACACCGAACAGCAAGACCTCCACTTCGTGAAGCACACCATAAAACGATGGGTGGAGCAGACCGAACAGGAGATGAACCTGAAGCTGTTCGGCAAGCTCAACAACGAATTCTATGTCGAGTTCAACCTGGACGGCCTTCTGCGCGGCGACTTCAAGACCCGCATGGATGGCTACGCATCCGGCATACAGAACGGCGTACTGACCCCGAACGAAGCCCGCAGGCAAGAGAACCGCCCGGACATGGACGAGGGCAACAAGCTAATGATCCAGGGTGCAACCGTGCCCCTGGGTTCCCAACCTATCGCGCCGCCCGCGCCAGAGGGAGCCAACAATGAAACATGAAGTCAGGGCCGGTAAGCCGGTTGAAATTCGAATGGATGGCGAAGCAATCAAGGTTTCTGGCTACGCCGCTGTATTCAATGAAGAAGCTGATATCGGTGGAATGTTCCGTGAGGTTATTGCCCCCGGGGCATTCCGGGATGCCATTGGGCGGGACGATGTTGTGTTCCTGATTAACCATGCAGGGCTTCCGATGGCTCGCACCAGATCCGGCACGCTGACGCTCCGCGAAGACAGTCGTGGTCTGTACATGGAAACCGAACTTGACCCGGAGGATCCGGACGTTCGCTCTATCGTTCCGAAGATGAAACGCGGCGATCTGGACAAGATGAGCTTTGCTTTCTTCCCAGAAGTTCAGGAATGGGACGATAGCGAGGAAACCCCTTTACGCACTATCCGCCAAGCCGCTTTATCTGACGTTTCGATTGTCGCCAGCCCAGCCTACGGCGGGACAGATATTGGACTTCGAAGCCTGCAGGAGCATCGCCAGGCACAGCAAGAAGCAGAACGCACAGCCACGGTCACACGGTCGCGGCTTCACATGAAACTGGCCCTTGGGTCAGCAGCCAAGTAGCGGTTCCCGCTCCTGGTGCCCATCTTTGCCCTTGGGCAAGGCAACAAGACGACAGGAAATTAATATGTCTAATCTGATCGAACTGCGGGAACGCATGGCTAAACTGGCCACTGACGCCCGCGCTGAATTTGACAAGATCAACGAAAAAACCACCGACACCGAAGCGAAAGAAATCGAAGGTCGCTTTGATGCCATCATGGCTGACCACGACAAGCTGGGCGAGCGTGCCGAGCGCGAAGAAAAGCTGGCGGAAGCAGAAAAGCGCGCCAATGCTGGCGACTCACGACGCCCCGCGCCTGACCAGGAAGAGCAGCGTGCCGCGGCCGAAGACCGCCAGAAAACCCCCGAGTACAAGGAAGTGTTCACCAAGTCCCTGCGATTTGGCCCTGCTAGCCTGGAGCGTGAGGAGCGAGACGTACTTATGTCCGGCCGCGCCAATCTGCCACAGGAAGCGCGGGCACAGGCAACCGGCACTGATTCCGCTGGTGGCTACACCGTCCCTGAAGGATTTGCCGGCACAATCGACAAAGCGCTGGCAATGTGGGGCCCTATGTGGGATGGCGGCATTGTTCAGGAGCTGAATACTGCTACCGGAAACCCTTTGCCGTACCCGACCGTTGACGACACCGCGAGTCGTGGCCGCCTGAAGGCCGAGAACGACGCGGTGGATGACGACGGCACCGATGACGTTGTGTTCGGCGAGAAGATGTTCAACGCCTTCATCTACGACACCGGCATGGTAAAGGTTCCCCTGGAGCTGCTTCAGGATTCAGCTTTCAACATTGAAGCGCTGATGACTGAGCTTTTCGGTGAGCGCCTTGGCCGCACCGCTAACGAGGTTCTAACTACCGGCACCGGCACCGGCCAGCCGAACGGCATCGTAACCGCCTCCAGTATGGGCAAAACAACTGCCGGCGCCACAGCTTTCACGGCTGATGAACTGGTTGACTTCTTTCACTCCGTTGATCCCGCCTACCGCCAGTCCCCGCGTTGCCGCTGGATGTTTAACGACACCACTCTGGCTGCTATTCGGAAGCTGAAGGACGGCCAAGGCAACTACCTGTGGCAGATGGGCGACGTTCGTTCAGGTGAGCCAGACACGTTCCAGGGCAAGCCGTACAGCGTCAACCAGGCAATGGCAGATTCTGCCGCGAGCGCAAAGCCGATTATCTTCGGCGACATGTCTAAGTTCTTGGTTCGCAAAGTTCGCGGCTTTGAGGTTATGACCCTGCGTGAGCGTTACGCCGAGAAGTTCCAGGTGGGCATGATCGGCTTCAAGCGCTTCGACTCCGAGCTAGTTAACACCGGCGCCGTTAAGCACTTGATTCACGCTGCCAGTTAATCTGTCTGAAAACTACAAAAGGCGCCCTCCGGGGCGTCTATTGTTCTGAGGTTTCTGCTATGAAAGTTCAACTAACGGTAAGTCGAGCCGGTGCCAGAGCGGCCCATTGCGCAGGTGACGTCATAGACGTTGGCGAGGCCGAAGGCCGGCGCATGATTGCCGCCGATCAGGCCGTGGAGGTCAACGCAAAGGAAAAGGCCACCAAAAAAGCCAGCCCTGAAAAAGCCGTAAAGGAATAAGGCATGAGACAGCAGATTCTAAAGCGCACCGCAGTCCCAGCAATCAACCCTGTATCTCTATCGGAGGCAAAGCTTGATTGTCGCGTTGACCATGACGCAGAAGACTCGCTGATCGAATCGCTTATATCTGCCGCGACCGCTTTTGCTGACGCGCCAAACGGCGTCATTGGTAAGGCTTTAATCAGCCAGCAGTGGGCTCTATCAGTAAAGTACGCCGACCGAAAGGCTAGAATCCACTTGCCGGTTACGCCGGCAGTGACTGTAGATTCAATCACTTATTTTGACCCAGATAATGCTCAAAAAAGCCTGGTCGTTGAAGATTTTTATCTTTATGGCGATGAAGATTGGGCCTATATCGAGCCAAAAGTGGGCGTTAGCTGGCCAGCAACTGCCGACCGACTGGACGCAATAACAGTCACTTACACCGCAGGCTTTGGCGATGCGGGACAAGATGTGCCGGCCACTATTCGACAGCTTATCCGGCTGATGGTTGTGCACTGGTATACAAACCGGTCTGCCGTTGATTCTGGCGCGGCTGCGCATGAAGTGCCCATGGCGGCGCAGAGCCTTATCAGCATCAACCGAAAAGGGTGGGTGTACTAATGGCCATTAAAGCCGGAAAACTCCGACACCGCGTAACCATTCAGCGCCCGGGCCAAACTCAGGATCCGGTCACCGGTGAAGTTACCAATGGCTGGACTGACGTTGTAACCGTATGGGCATCGGTAGAGCCCCTGTCTGTGCGCGAGTTCATCGCCTCCGAGGCCGGCCAGAGCGAAGTGTCTGCACGGATCACCATCCGGTACAGGGATGGCATTACCGCAAAGATGCGGATCCTGCACCGCGGCCAAACCTACAACATTAAGGGAGTGCTGGCGGACGCGGAAAGCGGCCTTGAATACCTGACACTTCCAGTCAGCGCAGGTGTAAACGATGGCGAGTGATGGCCTAGACTTCGACATGAGCGGCTTGCCCGAACTATTGGGCAAGCTGGGCGCGCTGGAATATGACATTAAGCGCAAGGGCGGGAGGTTCGCATTACGCCGGGCTGCTCAGGTATTGAGGGATCAGGCCCGCGCCAACGCTGACAGGGTGGATGATCCATCAACTCCGGAGAGTATTTCCAGGAACATTGCTATCCGATGGTCTGGCCGCACATTCAAGAAGACCGGAAACATGATGTTCCGTGTCGGTGTGATGGGAGGTGCCGGCGGAAGTAAAGGCGGGAGCGATCAATCAAACTTGCCTGGCGGCGACACACGGCATTTCAGACATCTGGAGTTCGGAACAGAAGACACCCGGGCTCAACCCATCTTCCGGCCCGTGCCGAGGCAGGCCGGCCAGCAAGCCGTTGACGAATTCATAAGCCAGTACAGCAAAAAGATTGACCGAGTGCTGAAGGCTGCCAAAAAGAAGGCCGCGAAATAATGTTCCCACCAATCTTTGAGGTTTGCGCCGCATCTGCCCCGGTCACCGCCCTGATCGGTACGCCAGTCACCCGCCTTTACCCTTTCGGTGAAGCGCCCCAAGGTGTGGCCCTGCCCTATACGGTATGGCAAACAATCAGCGGCCTGCCAGAGAACTACCTGGGGCAAGCCCCGGACGTAGATAGCTGGTCACTGCAGATTGATGTGTACGCAGACACAGCAACCAGTGCGCGCAACGTGGCCAAGGCATTAAGAGATGCAATAGAGCCGGTTGCCTACGTCACACGGTGGGGCGGTGAAAGCCGCGACCCAGCAACCAACCACTATCAAGTGTCGTTCGATGTGGACTGGATAGTCCAGCGATAAACGGAAACACCCAAACGGCCCGCCATTGAGCGGGTTTTTAATGCCCAAAAGAAACCCGTGAGGTAATTTTTATGTCCATTCTGAGCCAAGGCACCAACGTCTATGTACTGGATCCGAACGGCGGAACCCCTGCCGTCCTAAAGATTGAGTGCGCCACATCACTCAGCCCCGGCGGCGATCCTGCTGACCAGATTGAAGACACCTGCCTTGAAGCATTCGAGCGCAGCTACAAGGCTGGCTTGCGCACACCAGGCCAAGCAACCATGGGCATCAACGCAGACCCGGACAATGAAAGCCATTTAACGCTTTACGGGCTGTCACGCGAAAACCCTGCACCGGTATTGAAGTTCGCTATCGGCTGGTCAGATGGCACA